TTAATGTATGCCCGGTAGAACTTGTAAGCAGGGTTGTACTTTGGTAGCACCCAGTAATCGTCCAAGTCAACTATGTAAGGTACTTTGAGTTTTGCAAGAATCGGTAGTATGTTGTATTGGTATCTCCCAAGCCATCTATTGAAAATAACTACATCGTACTTTTGAAAGTCCATGTTTACCCAATCGTTCTGATCATGGCTCACGTCTACCTCAACTCCCAAATCTAACTGCATACGAACATAGGGAGTGTATAGCCTATGAAAGCTCACTCCCGTATATCCGTCAAACAAACAAAGAATACGCATTAGAAAGGCATATCGTTTTTTGGCTTTGGCAAAGCGACAAAGTGTGTTGCCTTGCTCTTCTCGTTAGGTAGTTTCAATTTACCTACTCTTACTTTTACGTCACCGTACTTGTTAATTTCTAAATCACCGCTTTTGATTGCAGCGTTTAGTTTCTCGATGTTGATTGTTACGTTAAGACCGTACTGGTCTTCCCAAGCATTACCTAAATATGTTGTCATAGTTTTTCTATTTCTTTTTTAACTTCAGTCCAATAGTAGTAATCGGTTGCTTCGATTAGTTCTTCTACAGCAATCAATGCACATTTTTTAGAGTTTTGTAAATTTTCATCTTCATCTTCAAACCTTCCCCAACAGGCATAATTACTAAATTTAATAACTAACTTTATGGCTTTTTCTTGAGGTGTCATTCTAAATTAAGTGTTACGTTTATTACTTTAGCTTCTACGGTTGCTTCTACGCTTTCCTTTGGCTTACCAAATACTCGAGAGAGTAAAGTATCCATAGAATAAAGAGAGCCTTTCTCGTAGCTTTTAATGATTGCCTTTGCAACCGTCTTTTCAAGCATAGTTGCATCTTCGTTCTTTAAAACCTCTTTAATGTTCTTTTCGTCCATTGCCATAATAGCCTGAATAGAATCGTTTACCTCGCTCAAAGAGTAGCCGTTCTCTTTCATCAAAGTAGTGAACTTCTTCGGTCTACCATAAGGGTTATTTGTCTCGCCTTTTTCGGGTACTTTTAATGTTCCTCCGTTTCTGCCTGGTATCTCTTTCATTACTTTGAACTTACTTTGTTTTAAAGGTGTAAATCAATTTTATTATCCCAAATTATTTCATGCACTCGCTCTCGAACTTTAGAGTAAGTCTCGACAACTTCATTTGTGTCGGTCTCGTTGTATCTGGTCTTTGTTCGTAGATAGTCTTCTATTTCAGTTAGTGCCATATACATTTGTCTTGATTGTTGGAAGATTTCTAATTCGCTTCTATCTTCATCGTTAAATTGAAAAGTTACTTGCATTCGTTCATTTTTACTTTGTGTACTACTTTTAGCATTTCTTTATGCTGTTTTTTATCTCCGAAGTCTATGTGGCATTTTCTACATAGTGCCATTAGGTTTTCGATTGTATCTGCGTGTTTAGAGCCACCCATACCTCTGGCTTCAATGTGATGAATATCTTGAGCCTTAAGACCGCACATTTCACAAGGTATAAAATCTGATGTATCAAATCCGAAAAAGTTAAGATATGTCTTTGTGTGATTCTTCATAGATTTTTATCAGTTGATCTATTGTGTATGTTTCACCACCTTTTTTATAAATATACTTACCTCTTACGATGTCGAAGAGAATGTAGTTTTCGTATAACCACTTAAAAAATTTTCTTATTTCTTTAGGATAAGTGACCATTTAGTAGGCTTTTCTATTTCCTTATGTAATGTATATCCAAATTTAGCAAAAAATTCTATCCAATGTGCTTTTGGCTTGATATTTATATGTCCCCAATCTTCATCGAACTTTGTGTAGAACGGAGTTGAACTGAAGTGCAAATAGTTGCATTCAAGCCTTGAGAAGAAAGGAATTAGCTTCTCATCTGTGATGTGTTCAGCAACCTCTATGCAACTTACTAAATCGCCTTTTATCATCATATTGGTGAAGTCACCCAAATGATATGAGTCAGCTACATTCCTTTCGTGTGCGTATTCGAAATGATGTGGGTTAAGGTCGTAGTATGTTACCTTTTTACCTGCTGCTTTCATCTGCTGACAATATGCACCTACTCCACCGCCTAAATCTGTGAATGAACTAAACTGGATTTCGTTTATTATTAGTTCAGTAGTTTCCTTGTAGAGATTTATGAATGACGGATTGTCTAAATGTATTCCGTTTCTCATTTCCCAATCAAAGCATTGGATGTCTGACCAATTACCTCCGAAACTATTTACGCCTTCTTCTTTTTGGTTGTTCATCTGTTGCCATTGTTGCTGCTTCAATTTGTCTTTCCTTTTCCATTAGTTCTGCATGGTGTGCGTTTGCTCTTACGATTAGTGAGTACAAAGACTCTACAAAACAATTAGAGCAAGTCGGCATCGGTCTACCCATCTCTCTGAAATAGATGTCTCTGATTTTTACGTTGTCTTCAGGTGCTACTCTGAAAACTCCAGAAGCTTTCCACTTAAGAAAGTTTTGGTATACATCACCGGTAATGTAAATAATCTCTTCTTTGGTCATATGTATTTATTTAAAAAGGTTGCTGTTGTTGCTGCTGCAAAAGCAAAAGGTATTCCAATCAATGAGTGATACCAAAATAGTGTGATCCAAAAAGCCATGCACAGCTCACACGAAAAAGGTTTGGGATATTTATAACCAAACTCCCTAACAAAAATCAAACTCATCGATGCTATCCCCAAAATCACTAATAAGTCTTGCATTTATTTCTTTTTTAATTGTGTTGATTACTCTTAAGATTTCTTGTCTGCTGATGTCGGTTGCTCTGCTTATGCTCCTGGCACTTCGTGGTTTTATATCTTTGGTCTTGTCACCTTCTGCGTATAAAGTCCAAATCTTTTGCTCATACCAATCTCGTGACTCTACAACCTCTTCTATTGCTAAATGTAGCATCTCCCGGTAATGGCTGTCAAAGGTTGTTATCTCTTGTACTTCTACTATGTCGTAAAGTCCGATAGGTGCAAGGTAGTTCTTTTGAAAGTTAGTCCTTTTGCCGTAGAATTGATTTAAACCTATCCTAATGATGAAGCCTTCCCAATAACCGCTTGAGTACTTTTCTTCAATCCACTTGTCATCTTTCTCGCATAGGATTAAAAATAGTTCTTGGTATAAATCAGACGCTAACTCTCCTGCAATCTTTTGACAGAAATCCCTTACCCATTTTTGAGTCGTCAGGTCTTTTATGATTTCTGCCTTTTTTATACATCAAAGTTAACCCCTATATTTTAACAAGTTTTAAAGATATTTTAAACAATACGTTGTGAATCGTCTATTGAATAAAGTGTCCAACCTTGCTTACTATACTTTTTGTAGTAGTACATCAGCTCCTCATCTGTGTTAAGACAAATATGGATTAATTCGTAAGACCTCCTCATTGTAATTGTCAGGAATCGCATTTAACTCTGCTTCTATTTGTTTAAATAGTTTCATCTCGTATTTAGATTCAATGTGTACTAAATCGCCTATCATGTTTCTGCCATGAATTACGGTGCTATGGTCACGATTGATGTACAATCCTATTTTAACGGTTGACTCTTTCATGTATACGTTGGCAAAGTAGCAGAAGAATGAACGTGCAAGTACATACTCTTGTCTTCTGGACTTGGAGAAAAACTCTGTAGGTAGTACGTTAGTCACGGAGCAAACTATCTTCATCAGATTGTCAAGGCTCTTGTGATGCACTTTGATTATCTTTTTAGGGTTCAGAATCATGTTACGTAAGAGTTCAATCTCTTGGTCTTTCTTTGATAGTAAAGCCTCGTATCTCGCTTTCATTCGAGAGTGTTGTGCTTTTAGTGTGATTAGGTCTGCTTGATAGTTCATATTGTTTCTATAATTTTAAAAAGTTCTAATGCTACTTGTGGTACTATTGCATTTCCGTATCCCTTGATGCTTTCTGCTCTCCACTTTGAAAAGGTAATTCCGTCCAGTTCGGTGGGAAGCCCATCATCTCCGCCACAAATCGGGGATTGAGTTGGGAAATTTTCCCAGTTGTTTTCTCTTCTATAAATGGATTCAGAACTGTTTCTGCTAAATATTTTCGTTCTACTCTTTTGTCCCAACTTTGACTCTTTGTCGTTGAATGCTTTGAGTCCATTGTTGTTGGTGTCGGTAGCAGTCCACTCCCAGCCATCACCGATAATTCCTGTTTGCCCTTCTGGCTGGCAGAGTTCTTTTTCCCTTTTGCATCTTGGCAAGTCGGAGTCGGTAGCATTCCCATTGACATTGCCCTGTTGAGCGTCACCGAGTGCATACTCCCCTCCTTGACCTGTGTTGATTTCATCGTTGCCGTTGCATTGGTTGAGTCCATCACCGTTGGTGTCGGTAGCATTCCTAACTCCGATGAACCAGCACCTGTCTCTTCGGTGCGGAGCGTTTTTGGAGACAGCACCAATAATAAACGATTGAACTTCGTACCCTTCAGCTTCCAAGTCAAGGCACACCTGCTCGAATACCAATCCCCCATCAATATTCGTGATACCAAATACATTTTCTGCAATGACGAATTTAGGTTTAATTTCTTGTACTGCTCGAAGCATCTCGCCCCAGAGGTAGCGTTCATCATCTGTCCCTTTTCTTTTTCCAGCGAGGCTGAACGGCTGGCAAGGAAATCCACCCGTGAGAATATCAATTGTGTTTGCATATTTTTTAAAATCAGTTTTACATATATCAATATGACTATCCGCATTTGGAAAGTGATAGTCCAATACTTTTCGTGGGAATTCCATCCATTCACAATGGAATACATTTTCCCAACCCATCCACTCGGCAGCCAAATCAAAGCCACCTATACCTGAAAAAAGTGATCCGTGCCTCATAGTTGTTCCTTATATCTTGTAAATTTGCCTTCAAAAGTAACTTGTATAGTTCCGCATACCCCATGTCTATTTTTAGAAATAATAAGTTCTGCATCTGTTTCGTAGTCAGGCTTAACATCTAAATAGTATGACGGTCTAAACGGAAATAAAATAACATCTGCATCCTGCTCAAGTTGACCGCTTTCTTTTAGATCAGAAAGATTAGGTTTAACATCTGCCTTATCTTCTCTTTTTAATTGTGCTAATGCAATAACGGTAATTCCTAACTCTTTAGCAAGTTGCTTTAGTCGTTTAGATGCATCAGAAACCATCTCGTATCTTGTTTTTCCATGACCTTCTATAAGCTGCAAATAATCTATTACAACTACATCAACTCCATGTTTTACTTTATGTAGTCTTATTTGGCTTGTAATGTGGTCAATTTGGCGATTTACAGAATCAATTATATAAAAGTCTTTTCCGCTTGTGTAAAGTTGCTGACTTATTCTTTGTATATCTTCATTTGTCATTGCAGCATTTCTTACCTTGTAATTTTCCATTTGCGAAAAGTAACTGATGTAACGCTGTGCAAGTTCCTCTTTACTCATTTCGATAGTGTAAAAAAGCATATTTGCCCATTTACAAGCATCAACGCAAAGAGATAACCCAATAGCAGATTTACCCATTCCAGGTCTTCCACCTATGATAATTAAATTACCTTTATGATAACCACCTATGTACTTATCCAAGTACCTCCACCCGGTGCTAATACCTTGCAACTTTTCGCCTCGTTCTACTGCTTTACTAATGTCATCTAAAACGTGACCTGTTACTTCTGACATTGTGTAACTGCGATCAAGAACTGAAATCCTACTTTCTTCTAAAGCTTGTGCTACTTCTTTTTGAATTGTATCAATGGGTTTCTTTTCGTCTAAACTCATTAGAGTCTCCCAAAGATGTTTCTTTTTGTAGTCAAGTTCTAAAATCAACAAATCTCTTTGAATTCCTTTGTCAGAGCAAATGGCAGTAAAAATCTGCGAAATTTCCATTGCCTTATCTGGGAACATTTTAAATAAAGCGTTAACGGTTATCTCTTCATTTGCTTTGTACATATCTTTCATTACTTGCACAACTTGTCTGTGAAAGCCTGAAAACCATCTTGGATCTGTTTTACCTAAAAATGCTTTTGCGTAATCACTCTGCATGAATGACGCAACTATGTTTATCTCAATCATCTAACTTTAAAATATTTGTGTTTTGTTTCAAAGGTATTGCATTTCTGCTTAACCAGTTTCTTGCTGCTGCTCTCCAATCTTTCATTTTGTTTTTACCTACCATCCAACCTTTAGAAGAATAAAAGTCGTGAAACCTTTGTGCATCTAAATTTGGAAACTCATTTTTTAACTCTTCAAGTGTGGGTTCTTTAAATACCTTACTCTTTACATTATCATTTACATTATCAGTATCAGTATCATTATCGGCATTTTTGGTATGTTTTGGTATACCACTTGATGCGACCGCATCCCATCGCATACGAGCGTTTACAGAATTGCGTTCTCGTATACCTTCGTACTTTTGCAAATCTCGTTTAAGTTGTAACTTGATAGGTTCAAATGCAATGGTTAATATCAGCTCATCTGTTACTGGATTTTCATCGTTCACATAAGAAAAGATATGCTTAATTAATCTACCTGCTATTTCGTCAGGTAAGTGTTCAAATACGCTTTTCTGATCAGCGTATAGTAAAAATGATTTTTTGTCTTTAGCCATAAAAAAAACCCCATCAAATTAGTGGCAGTCGCATTGCACACTAACTTAACAGGGTTATTATCTTTATTTACAGAGATATGCGACATCTCGTTAATTTCTTAAATAAAGAGGGCAGCAGGTGTGTTACTACCCCCTTTGGTGGTATGCAAATATACTAAAAGTAATTAAATAATCAATTGTTTTTTTCTTCAAGTTGAATAAATCCAGTATGCTTATTGCTCCCAAGTTCCTTTAAGAATTGCACTTCCACCTTTGCAGTGTTAATTATTACCTGACTTACACAAGTCATCTCTGTACATCGTAGGAAAGTAAATCTTTAGTAGTTCAATCTTTTCTTGAGTCCACCGCATAACCTAAATCAGCTTTGACCTTTTCTTGTTGGTTGTGTCTTTCTTGGTACATAGCACCTCTTAAATGAGGATGGAACATCTGTAACTTACGTCTTATTCTTGTGATGCTTTGAGCATTGCATAGATGACCGTTTTTAATTAAATCCAAAAACATTTGTACATTTTCAGGTCTCATTGCGTTATCGTTCATCTCCATTGCCCAGTAGTCAGCGATTAAGATATTATCGTTATCTCTTGCGTGTGGATTGTTTAACAAACAAGCCGTCACTCTTCTTTCAATCAGTTGATTCATTGTCAAAAAAATTATTTACTATTTCAGTTGCCTTTTTTAAGCCTTCATTGTAGCCATCCAAGTAAGCCTGTTCTTTTTCAAGCTTAAATAGTTCTCTGGCTTTAGCAATTTCCTTTTCCCATTGTCTGTGATGACCTGAAAAGATTTGCTCGATTAAATACTCTAAACTGCTCATGACAAATTAGTTTTACCTCTGTACATTTTGTGACGCTCTCTGTTTTGGTGACGCATTACCTTATTGAACTCTTTAGGGTCAATGTAAGGTCTTTCCTGTTCTTGATAGGGTTCAGCTTCTTTGACTTCTTTGTCTAAACTATCTTTTAAACAGATACCAAAGTAAATAATGCCTATTACTACTGCGAATAATAGACATACCATGTTGATGTGAAATTGTGTTATCATGGGTTCAAAATTAAACTATTCTTTTAATATTACAAAATTATTTTAGAATTTTTGTTAAAAGTTCTGATGCCGCTTCCAGCTTCTCGTCAATCTCTTCCTTCACTAAATGCAATTCTATCTCTGCAACGTGTATATCTTTGCCGATTGGCATTCGTGGATCGTAGGAAACAAAGTAACCTTTATCAAGTCCACTTGCAATCATTCCAAGTTGCATCTGCCAATAGTATTCTGGGTGAATCTCTTTTAAACTATCTGCATCGTAGATTTCAAAGTTCTTCAAGTGAATTGCAGAGTTATAAGGGCATTTAATCTCAAGAATGGCATCTTTGCTCAATCCATCAGGAGAATAGCCGCTAAAGTCTCCGTATGGTATAAAAACGTATGTTTCACCGCCATAGTAAGTAAACTCATCAAATGTGATTCGTGAGAATTTACTAAATGCGTATGACTCGTGTTCTATTCCCCAATCTAAAGCTTGACCGAATACTTGTTTTTTCTGACCGGTGAGAATCTCTGCTGCTTTCTCATAGACGAAAGTTTCTGCTGTTTTAGAGAGGGTAGAGCCATTACGACTGCTACCCATTAATTTATGTATTTCAGAGGCGGTGAAGCGAGATAATCTCGCCTCTTGCCATCTTTCTGCTGATTCAGTTATTGTGATTTGCATGAGATATTGTTTTAATTGTTTTTTCTACTGTATAATGTAATTCTTGAAATTGTGCATTTCTAAATATGCCATATAGAAGACCAAAAGAATGATAGTCCGTAATTAAATTTTCTCTAACCAATGCTTCAACAAATCTATCGATATTTAATTCTGTATCATCTCTTAAATCTTCTTCAGTTAAATTTTTATTTTCCATCCTTTGTCAATCATTCATTTAGTAGCCGTTAATAAAATTCTAACTTCGTCAGTTAAAACGTACTTTGCTTCAATGTCAGATACACTACCACCTTTTGACAAGTGTTCAAGTGCTTTGGTCCACATTGGATGTTTAGGGTTTAAATGCTCTTTTACAGCAGTAACCTTGTGACCACTTGCAGCGTTGCCATCGTCATCTTCTTGATTCAAATTAAAGATTGATGCTAAAGCGTAGCGTCTTGCATAAGTAATCGCAGAGCCTTGTGCCTGTGGGTTGTTCAGGTCTTTCATTCTCAATATCTGCTCACTCTTCATCCATTCACCGGTCTCTGCATGGTAAACAATAGTTACAAGTGTATCCTCATTTGGATGTTGTGTAACCAATAGACCGCATTCTTGCAAGATGGGATTGATGGTTTCAAGAATAGCAGTTAAGTCTGCGTAGTTCTTTTTGAAGTGTGGGTTGTTTGCAGTCTTTTTAACGCTGCTTACTTTTGTCTGAAAGCTGAACATAGCCTTCGTCAAATTGGTGATTTTTTCGCTGGTTATCATAATAGTTTTATTGGGTTAATTCCGTAATTGGTAAGTTCTAAAATTGCATCATAAATAACAATAGGATCAACATTATCGCAGTTGAAAATATAGTCAAAGCCTGGATGCTCATCAATCTCTACTTTTTCTATGTGGTCAGCATACTCGTGAAATAGTTTTGATGTTACAAGGTCTTCAATCTCGTATCTGTCAAACTCAACAGAAATAAAGTCATCGTAAGTGACTACAATAGTCTCGTCAAATACTTCTAAATGAATTGATGCTTTCATTTGTTCACCTCCTCTAATGCTGTTTTGATTACAAGCATCGCTTTAGGGTTAATTACATCACCGTCTAAATACTTTTTCACGGTTGGCATAGATACGCCTGTCTTTTTGCTAACGGTCTTGATTAAGCCGTGCTTCTTGTGTAGTTTAATTACTGCAATGATTTCTTTCAGTTCCATGCAGCAAATATACAAAAACTTTTAATATTACAAAAATATTTTACAAATAAGAGCAAAAAAAAGGGGATGTTACTCCCCTGCTAAACTATCTGCGATGTATTTGCCTATCCTATCAGAAAGGACTTGCTGCATTTCTCTTGTGAGTGCCGGTGATATAAACGGTCTTGCTTTTGTGCCTTTTCTGTGAATCTTTCTTGCGATAACGTATGCAAGAGATTTAATCGCAGTTCGTCTATCTTGATTCTTGGAAGTCCTTACCTGGATTCCTTTATTCACTATCCACTCTTCAATAGACTTTTGTAAAGTTGGGTTGCTTGGTGAGTTTGTTCGTGTTGGAGGTCTGCCGTTCTCAACATACTTCCAATAGTCCAACATCTGAA